ATAGAGAACGCACAGAAATAGTAGAGCTTTACCACGTACCTGTTGAACGAGTAAGGGCAGGACGACCAAACGAACTAGGAAAGATTGATACTTACTTTATAAGTGCTGATTGGGGAAACACTAGAACAAATAAACCCTATCCTATTACTGCTTTTAATGTGAACGACAGAACATCAGGAAGTCAATTACTATATACAGGTTCTTACAGTCCTAATATGGACGTTTATCACACACCTGATTACATAGCAGGTTGTAATTGGGCTTTAGTAGACCAAAAGGTTGCAGAGTTTCATTTAAACAATATAGAAAATGGATTTAGTGGGAGCTATTTCGTTTCTTTTGCTAATGGTATTCCTACGCAAGAAGAAAGAAGACAGATAGAACAAAGTTTAGTTGAGAAATTTACAGGAGCTTCAAACTCAGGGAAATTTATTTTAACGTTCTCAGATGATAAGACGAGAACACCTGAAATAACACCTATAAGCGTATCTGACGCAGACAAACAATACCTAGCACTTCAGGAGCTTTTAGTTTCAAATATTTGTGCAGCTCACAGAATTACATCTAAAACTTTAATGGGTATTGATACGGCTAACGGCTTTTCTAGTAATGCAGATGAACTTATAAATGCAGCTAATTTTTATCAAAATACAGTAGTAAGAGGATTTCAATTAAATATCTTAAACACTTTACAGACTATATTCTCAGTAAACAATATAGACTTGCCTGTTGAGTTTGTTCAATTAAAACCTATAACAGTTCAGTTTGACTCTAAGACGATAAGGGAAGTAATGACTGTTGACGAAATACGTTCTGACTTAGGGCTTGAACCTTTAGGGGAAGAAGACACAGTTGAACAAGATGTTAAACTTTCAAAAGTTGGAATGATTGACGGTAAACCTGTATTTGACACAATAGAAGAAGCTGAAGCACACGCAAAGACTTTAGGATGTGAAGGGTATCACGAACACGATTTAGAAGGGCAAACAGTCTATATGGCTTGTGAAGGACATACTGAAGCAACAGAACTAGAATCTTTTATTGAAGAATTTGGAGAAGATATTTCAGAAGATTGGGAATTGATAGAAGAAGAAATTGTTGATGGAGAACACCAAGATTTTGACTTTGAAAATGAGCTTAACAATATAGCTAATGAAAAGACAGAACTAGCTTCAACAGGAACAGCTAGACCTAACGCAAGAAGTAAGCAAGACGGAACAAACAAATCAGATAATGATTTTTACAAAGTTAGATACGTTTACACTAAAGATAATTTCTTAAGTCAAGAAGGAAGTACTAGGGATTTTTGTAATATTATGATGTCAGCTAAAAAGGTTTACAGAAAAGAAGATATTATACAAATGGGTTCTAGAGCTGTAAATGCAGGATGGGGTCCTCGTGGCGCTGCTACTTATTCAATTTGGCTTTACAAAGGCGGCGGTAACTGTCACCATTTTTGGCTTAGACAAATCTACAAAACATCTTTAAGAGGAGCTAAGAGTAATATCAAGCCAAGTGAAGCAATATCTTATACTAAAGCGTTATCTGAAGGATTTACAGCAGAAAGGAATGACAAGTTAGTAGCAAGACCACCAAAGAGAATGAAGAATAACGGATTTTTAAAACCTAGATAATTATGGCGTACGTATTATTTATATCAGAAGCAAAGCTGAAAGATAGCACAGCAATCAACTTAAATGTAGACCCTGAAATCTTGTTACCTTATGTGTTACAGGCACAGCGTATTTATATAGAAACAAAATTAGGAACTACACTTTACGAAAAATTAGAAAGTTTAATTACAGCAGGAACAATAGGTAATGTAGGGAATGAAGCTTACAAGACTTTAGTAGATGAGTATATTGGCGACTGTTTACCTTCATGGGCGTTCCATATGTGCATACCTTATTTACGCTTTAAAACGGAAAACGGTAACATCTATTCAAAGACTTCAGAGACAGGAACAGCTTTAAGTACGGAAGAAGCTCAACATTTAAGGGAGGAGGTGAGAAACAACGCTGAATATTTTACAGAAAGAATGATTAAATACATCACTAACAACATAAGCAGCTTTCCTGAATACAATACTAATAGTGGTGCAGATGTTAACCCTGACCAAAACGCTTACTATAATGGTATGAACCTTGAAAGACCAATGAGACAGGGAACTAAACTTACATTGAGAAACTTTTTAAACGCTTCTGATTACTAATGAAGAAACACTATAAACCAAAAACTAAAAATGTTACTAAGCTAAAGACTTACTTAGATAAAAAAACAAAAAACAATGACAGAAGCAAAAGACACTCTACAAGTAGGGTTAGCTAACGCATCAGCAATAGGGTTCAGCATAACAGACTGTAACGAAATACTAACGCTAGTTTCTTTAATTCTAGCAATTAGTTTCACTATATATAAATTCATTCAATTTGAAAAATCTAAATAGATGGCTCGTAAAGTTATTACAAGCTCTTATAAGGGTGTTAGAAAGAAGCGAAAGGGGGTACACTCCAAAAACGCAAGTAGAGGACAGAACGGCTACAAACACGTCTACAGAGGTCAGGGGCGTTAACCTTCTTTTAATAAGAGATACTTTTACAAAAGAAAGCACCATAGGAACTCTCTATATAAATGGAGAAAGTTTTTGTGATACATTAGAAAACCCTTATATTAATAACAAAAGAAATATAAGCTGTATTCCTGAAGGTGAATACAAAGTAAGGCTTAGACTTCCACGAGAAAGTGCAACAAGAGATTACTTACACTTATTAGTTCAAGACGTTCCTAATAGGGATTGGATATTATTTCATAGAGGAAATACAGCTAAAGATACAAGCGGCTGTATTCTAGTAGGAAATGGTCGTGAACAAGACATTGTTGAAAACTCTCGCTTAGCTATGGATTTAGTTATCAAAGAAATACTTAATTTAGGCGGCGAAAACATTAATTTAATAATCAAAAATAAATAGTTATGAAAAAGTTTTTAGAAAAGTACCTTATCGGTCAAATGGTAAAGAGTAAGAAGTTTTGGTATGCAGTAAGTTCTGTAGTTGTGCCTGCTTTAGTTACTTACTTAGGAGTTGATGAAACAACTGCAAAAGATTTGTACTACGCAATTTTAACTCTAATAGTAGGTCAGGGAATAGCAGACGTTGCTAAAAAGTAATAGATACAGATTAAAGCCGCATGAAATTGTGGCACTAGAAAAAATGCGAGAAGCCGAGACTAGAAATGTTCTAGTTATCGGTGACTTGCACGAACCGTTCTGTTTAGATGGTTACTTAGACTTTTGTATAGAACAATACTATACCTATAATTGCACAGAGGTTGTGTTTATAGGTGATGTAATAGACAATCACTATTCAAGCTACCACGAAGCTTCAGCTGATGGAATGGGTGGCTTAGATGAGCTAGAATTAGCTATCAAGAAAATAGGGCGTTGGCGTGATGCGTTTCCTATGGCTACAGTAATTATTGGAAATCACGATAGAATAATAATGCGTAAAGCTCAGACCTCCTCAATACCTTCTAAATGGATTAAGTCTTTTAAAGAAGTCTTAGAAACTCCTGATTGGAACTTTGTTGAACGATACGAAACAGACGGAGTACAATATATACACGGAGAAGGAGGTACGGCTCGCACTAAATGTCGTGCTGATATGATGAATACCGTACAAGGACATTTACATACCCAATGCTATACAGAACACTATGTAGGTAAGAAGTTCAGAGTTTATGGAACTCAAGTTGGTTGTGGTATCAATCACAAGTCGTATGCTATGGCTTACGCTAAATATGGTAAAAGACCTGCTGTTGGCTGTGCAGTAGTTCTTAATAACGGTCAAACTCCAATAAATCTTTTAATGCCTTTATAGTGCAATTAAAAGACTCAACTAAACTTACTTTATTCTATTTTCTATTAATTGTAATAGTATTATACTTTAATTTATAGCGCCCCCCTTTAGCCTTTTTAGGCACTTTTACACTTTTTTAATGGTAATATACTAGACAGCACTTAAAGTTGCTTATCTAGTAAAAATACTCTTAACACTTAAATTGTTAATAACTTTGGTAATAATTAGGTTAGTATCTATTTATTTTTATATCTTTGCTGTGTTAAAAAAGTAATAATTAAAATAATCAAGAAATGGAAAATTGGAAAATCGTAAACAAAAACACAGGAGCTACTTACTTCTTAAATGAAAAAGAATATGATACATTCTTATTAAGAAACAAGATGTACAAAGATGGTCAGTTTAAGTATGAAATCTACAATCTAACTGAAGCTAAAACAAGAAGAACAAATAAGATGTTAGATGTAGTTGCTCACTTAGCAATAATAGGAGCTTCAATCTTAGGTACTTTACTTTACATACAAAACTACTAAGATGACTATACAAGACGCAAACTACTTAGAATTTTCTACATACGTTGATTACAGCGAACCTAAAATATCTTTTATTACAGGTGAGCTAATAGACGATAAAAAAGTAATAGCTGAACATTGGCTGTTAAAACCTGATTACATAGCAGCTAAAGTAACAAGTTCAGGCGGCAATGACTTAGCTTATAACAGCCGTTCAGTTGTTGTTGTAGGAACTACTTTACAATGCTACAGGAAAGCTTGTGAAATGCTAAAGACTAAAGGTTGGCAACAGAAAGACTGTTGGGATGTAGAACTAAAGCCAATCTATAAAACACACTATAAAAATAACGACAGCTTACCAACTATAATAAATTTAATTTAGTATTTTTAACGAAATTATTAACAGGCAAAAACCCTAGCCAATAAACATAGGTAGAATATATGAAAACAGAAGCACTAAAAGAAAAGTACATTAAGTACAATCTAACCAAAGATGACGTGTTCAAACATCAGCACTACATCATCTTGACAAGAAGTGGTATTGATAAGATACAAGCTTTAGAAAACATCAACATAGATTACGAGGTGATTAAATGTGAAAAAGATTTTTGCGTAGTAAAAGCCAATGCAAGAAAAGAAGGGAAGGCAATCCAAACTTTTGGTTCAGCTTTAAAAGGAGCAGGGTTTAAAGACGGAAACACTAACACTTGGTACACTATGGAGATGGCTGAAAAACGAGCTATGTCAAGAGCTGTGCTAAAGCTTACAGGGTTCTATGAACTTGGAGTATTTGGAGAAGATGAAGCAGAAGATTTTAAAAAGAGTAATAACTAAATAAAGACCTGCAAAAACAGGCACAATAAAAATGGAAGTAACAGGAAAACTAGTAAAAAAACTTGAATTAGAAACAGGAACATCTAAAGCAGGTAAAGAATGGCGAAAGCAATCAATAGTAATTGATACAGGCGGAGAATTTAATAACGAAATTTGTGTAAGCGCCTTTGGTGATAAAATGGATCAAATGAACAAGCTTGAAATAGGAATGGAAGTATCAGT